TTAATAACTCTGCATCTCTATTAGTCATTGCACCTTCAGCTATTCTTGTGTTACCTAGCATTGCTGCTAATCTTCTCATTTCTGCTTCACTATAATTTGGCATATTTTATTCCTAAAAAAAATTTGTGTACTGGGGTTTTTTATTCTATTCCTGTTACTACTTTGATATTAATGGGTGCACCCCCTTCTCCAGTTAATTCTGTAGTATTTTTTTCTGACCACTGTGCTCTTGTCTTTAACCAGAATATCATGCTGCTAGTATCGCCTTGCTTTGCTTTCTCAAACAATGTCCCAGCAACAGCAGCGTTAGCTTCTATACGACCTTTCTCTAGTTCTGGCTTGTAATACTTTGTTAGTGTGTCATCTGATATACCGAGTACTAATGCGATATCTTCATACCTAGTACCTACTGTAGCTAAATCAAAAACTTTTTTTTGGGTGTCTAAAGATTTAAGGTGTGCGGGTCTTCCAACTTTCCTTTTTACTGGCAAATGCGAATGAGTCTCATTCGTATCTACTACAATCTTGATTTTACCTGAATTAATTTCACTCATAATTTTTTTATCTTGTCTAATTTATTTTACTTATCATAAATTGCTATTGATAAGTTTTACTTATATAGCTCTATAACTTGCATAAAGCTAGTTTAACAAACTTTAGTTATTTTTGATACTATCATATTAACTACATCATTTTAATTGATTCTGAAGCGATTGTGTTGATAAGTTTTACTTATCATGATAAGTAATTTAAATCATTAATTACAATCTTTTTTACCTTTTTTATCTCATTACTATAAACTATTAGTGTTAAAACAATTTAACAGTTTATTAATTAGATAGGAGTTTTATACTATGTTTTATCCTAAAGACCAAATAACAGTCATTGACGCTTATTATAAAGGTATTAACGGCTGGACTTACTCTCATACATTACTAGATGATAAAGAAGTTTCACTTGATACTAATGATACTTATGAAGATTTATATCTTACCAGGGTTTTAGCAGAAGACCCGAACCCAATAAGAGAATTTTTAAAATATTCTATTCATGACACTATTATTGCTAAAGATTCAAGGGGTGAAAAATTAGAGTATGATTTTTCCAAAGATAAAGAAGATTCAGAACCTTTAGTAAATCCAGACTATTTAAAATCATTCGTAAAATAATTAATCTTGAAAGGCATTTTAATTAGTGCCTTTTGAAATTAATTTTTAATAACGGCTTATAAATCCTATTAATTATTAATTACTTGATAATAAAGACTTTTTTATTCTTGATTATCATTTTAATTATTGTTAAAATTATTTAACAATATAAACTTTTTAAAGGGGTTAAATTATGAAAGTATCAAACTTAATAAGTAAATCAGGAAATAATGTAGCTAATCAATTTGAAATATTAACGGATACAGCTCGTTTTTTTCAGTCTTATGATTCTATTATTGCTAAAGTAGATTATGATAATAATATTACTTTAGATTCTCATTACTGGGATTATTCAAGAACTACTAGCAAATATCGTAATATTTTTCTTAATATGTCTACTGATGACATTAAAAAAGGTATTAAACTAGGTAAAATAAAACTAGATAATTTAAATTAATATTAAAGGGGTTGATATATTCAACCCTTTTTTTTACTTATAAGGGGTATAAAAATGAGTTTATTAAAAAATACTAGTAAATTATTAGTATTACAATATCAAGGATATTTAAAAAACCTATCTAGCAATTATAAAAAAGCTATGGAAGACGCTCAAAATTATGATTATGATGTAGGTGATGTTTTTTATTATCGTTTTGAGTCTCTCGTAGATTCTATTCAGTATGATATATATCAAATTCAATCAAATATTAACAATTATAAAATAGGGGTATAAAAATGAAATTTAAATCTAATCAAACAAAATTAAAATTACATAAAGTTTTATATTGCATATCAGAATCTAATAAATATTTAGATAAAAATAATACTTATGATGATTATGATATTAACGCTTTATCAAGTGTTTTTAATTTACCACAATCAGACATAAAAAAGATTTATAAAAATTATTCTCAATTACAATTTATTACTTTAGCAGAATCAATAAGTAATGATTTAAATAAATAAGGGGTTAAAAATGTTTAATAATTCAAGTTATAAAATAAAAAATACAGATAAACTAATTATAAAAAATTCTATTGATAACTTAAATGAAAATGATAGGAAAGGGTTAAATACCCTTTATGAATCATATTCAATATGTAAGGATAAACAAGATTTTATTACTTACTATTGGAATTCAACCAAATATCCAAATTCACAATTTTAAAAGGGGTTAATAATGTATAAATCAATAAATAGATACAATCCAATTTTATTTAGCAGCAATAGTAGAGATAAGTTTAAATATTGGGGTAGTTTTAAAATGCAAAATGAAATTATAAAACAATTAAATAAAGAATTATATTTATATAAAAAAAGACATCATGATAAAAGTGTTTACTATTCAAATATAAGACATATTGAAAATAAATATTTAGAAGTATTAAATGATTTTAATATGGGTAAAGAATACACTTTTAAATATTGGTAGTATAAAACCTAAAATTAAAACCCTGTAATCATTCGTTACGGGGTTTTTTTATGTCTATTGAACCCTTACTATACCTAAAAAAAAGACCTCTTAAAAGGTCTTATATATCTTTAGGGTATAAAATACCCCTATATAATAGGTATTATACAGTAAAAAGAATTAACAATCAAGTGATTAATAGTAAGAATATGAGATAAAACAAAATGACAATTAAACTAATAATTAACATTAATATAGAAGTAATAAAGATATTTTTTAATTTAATTATATTTTTCAAATATATAGTTATTACCTTTTGATTAATCAGTCTTGATAAAATCAATCTTCGCTTTAGGGCTACGATTGATTATTCTACTTAATACTAAAAACAATATAGAAGATTTTATCAGATAAAAAGATACTTGTCAATAGATAGAAAGTAGATATGTATAAAAGAGTGATAAGTAAAATAAATCAAAGATAGTTATAAAAGGTATTGTAAATCTATTTAACATATGCTCTAATGACATGGTAGTTAAATTTTATTAACAAGATAAAGGATAACAAAATGACAAGAGTAGATAAGATTTTAAATAGTATAGAGCATTTAACTTATGTTGATTTTTCATTACTGTTAGAAGATAGAACTTTTAGAAGTAAATTTTTAACATGGTTCAATGTAGATAAATTAGATGATACAGAAATTATTACTAATTCTGTTGATTATATTAAAGATAACTTTTAAAGGGGTATAAATAATGAGTGAATACGATACTAGCAAAAATGTAACAATAAACTTTTATGATGATTCAGCACATGGTTGGGCAAAAGTTTCTATCAATGAAATAAAAGAATTGGGCATTGAAAAAGATATAACAACCTATTCTTATGTAGACCCAATAGATTATGGTATTTATTTAGAAGAAGATTATGATTTAGGGTTATATATCAATGCTATTAAAAAACAATATGGTGAAGATATAGATATTAATTTTGTTAATCATAAATCAAGAGTGGATGAAAATGGTTTATCTTGCATAAGAGACTATCCACGATATAGGAGTAATTAATATGAAAGTAATATTTGATATGCCAAAAACAATAGACCCAAAAACACACCTCGCCATTCTTTTTAAAGCATGGTATGAGGGTGCTATAGACAAATGGGAAGTATATCCTAAAGCTCGTGAATATATGGACAAGAGAAAAGTTACGCTAAAAGATATTATTGAGATTGGTGATAAATATTGCCATATACCAAAAGGAGTAATTAAAGAGCGAATGAGATATATGAAACAATTAAACGACCAAGTTATTAAATCTTACAATACTTTAAAATCAGAAGGCAAAATAAAAGGGAGTTAATTATGTTTACATTGTTTAGCATACTAGGGTTGCTAGGGTTACTAGCATTTTTAATAGAAGAATTTATAGAAGAATTTATAGGAGAATAATATGATAGATAGATTTGAAAAGATACAACATTATTTTAATG